TGGGCGCCGCTGAGGTGCTCGATGCGTTTATGACCGCGTGTGTGTTCAAGGGCAAGACCCGTGAGCGCAACATCCGTGGTGGAAAGTCGGTTGCCTTCCCGATCACGGGCAAAATGGCAGCTCGCTACCACAAGCCCGGCACCCCAATTCTGGGCGAAGGCAATGATCCTTCCGACCTGAATGAGCGGGTTATCAGCCTGGACGCTCTGATGATTTCCGATGCGGCGATCTATCAGATGGACGAGCTGATGTCCTACTTCGATGTCCGCCAGATCTACACCACAGAACTGGGCCGTGCTCTGGCTTATGAATATGACCGCCGTGTTGCTCGCATGATCTATGCGGCAGCTGGTTATGCCACTGAGCCCCTGAACAAGGACGGCAGCCCCAAGCCCAAGGGCCCTGCGGACAACACTGGTCGCATCGGTAAGAAGATCACCCTGCCTGCTGGTTACGGCACTGCCACCACCAAGCAAGCCAAGGGCGACATCCTGGTTGATGCGATCTTCGATGCCCGCATTGCGCTGGAGAAGAAGGACGTGGGTATTGACGGCATGTATGCCGTCTGCACCCCTGAGGCGTACTACGCAATTACCGCCAGCAGCCGCAGTATCAACACCGACTTCAACGGTGGCGGTGGCGGCAACGGCACCATTGCCCAGGGCGTGACTGCTCGTGTGGCTGGTATCCCCCTGTATTCCAGCAACCACGTTCAGCAGCCTGCTTACAGCCTGCAGGCCGGTGATTATAACCCGGATTATGTGCAAGATTTGTCGAAATGCGAAATGCTTATCTTCTCGAAGGAAGCAGTTGGCGTTCTGACACTTCTCAGTCCCTCCCTTCAGGTAACAGGACCTGAGTTCCGCGTTCAGTACCAGTCCGACCTGCTTGTGGCCCGTCAGGCCCTGGGCATGGGCGTGCTGCGTGCAGAGTCCGCCGTGGCAGTCGTTACTGCCTGAGTACGGTTGGCTGGTTGGAATGTTCGGGGTCAGCTACGGCTGGCCCTTTTTTTCAGCCCTTCAAGCACCAGTTCAAGCTCGTCAATGGTCGCGTCAGCCTTGATTCGATTAGCGCGATGCGAGATCACCCAGACGTTTCCTGGCACGTAGCCAAGGGAGCTATCAATCCGATCCAGGCTTGGCGCTTGGGGAAGCTGCTCCCTGGTCGCGCCAGGAATGATCTCAATGCCAAGCAGTGGGCAGTGGGTCGGGATGATGATGTCTTTGATGCTGATGGTGCAATCGCGTCCCGCCTTCTTGGCGCGGACTCTGGCGCTCACAAGCATTGTCCCTTCCGGGGTTTGCCACTGCCCATCCAGCGTCTGAGTGGCGCATGTGCAGTTGGATCTTCCTTGGGTGAAGTTGCTTTTCGCAAAAAGACCTTCCTTGCCACAGGCGACGCATTTAGCCGGAACGATGCGCTGGCCTGGCTTCCCTAGAACCGACTGGGCTGGGCCAGTGGAGACAAGCAGCTGGCATCTCGTTCCAAGGGGGACATCCTTGCCGACGCCGCTGTTGCACTTCTGGCAGCCCGACTTCCTCCTAATCCAGTTGCACACATTGGATGCGCTGCTGTAGGTCTCCCACCCACAGCCGTCGCAGCGGATCGTCCAAAGCTGATGCCCTGATGGATCCTTCCGGCCCGTCATGCCAACGCAGGTCCTGCCGTTGACCGTGATGCCTGTGTAATCTCGTGCCTGTGCCATGACCCCTCCCCGGGTGATGGTGCTGGAGAGGGTTGTTAGCGCAGCCCTCTCCCTCAACTTACCATTGCCAGTACGGGGTCGTAATGGTTTATGGGACTGCGGAACCAAGGGGTCACACCGACCAGGACAACGCTCCTGGATGCGGTCAACGTGTGCCTGGAGGGAATCGGGGAAATGCCCGTCTCTTCGTTGGACAACGAGGAGATCGGTGAAGCCCGCCTAGCGGAGCGGATGATCCTTGAAGTCCATAAAGAGGGTCAGACCAGGGGGTGGGAGTTCAACACCGAATACCTGTTCCCCTTCAGGAAAGACAAGACCACTCAGGAAGTAGTGGTGCCAGCCAATGTGGTGCGTTGGACGCCATGTCACCAGGCAGTAGGGCGTGACCTACAGCTTCGTGGCCAGCGTGTTTATGACCGGGTCAATCGGACCTACAAGTTCCCGGACACGGTGGAGGAGATCCAGGCTGATGTGGTCTGGTTGCTGCCGTGGGATGACTGTCCAGAGCCATTCAACCGCTATGTCTTGATGCGTGCTGGGCGCATGTTCTCAGCACGGACCTTGGGTGACAGCAACACGGTTCAGTTCAATGCCATGGATGAACAGGTGGCCTTGAACGAGCTGTTGCGGATGGAAGCAGAGAACGAGGAATACAACATCCTGACCAGTGGTCCTGGCCTACGTCCATTCCCGACTTACACACCTGGCTACGGCCTGGTGGGGCGTCGTATTGGGGGAGGACTGCACCTTGGCTAAGCCACTGGCGTACACGGTCCCGAACCTGATCCAGGGCGTTAGTCAGCAGGCAGATGCCCAGCGAGACCCAAGCCAAGGCGAGATCCAGGTCAATGGGTTTTCGTCTGTGGTCTCTGGGCTGCGTAAGCGTGAAGGAACAGTGTCACTGGCCAAGGTCAGCGATGCTGATTTTGGAGACATCTTTGTTCATTCGATCCTGAGGGATCAGAACGAGAAGTACCTGGCGATCATCTCCAAGGATCGAGTCAGGGTTTTTGGCTTAGATGGCACAGAGCAGACGGTCAGTGCCCCGGATGGGTACGGCTATCTGAGCAGCGTCACAGAAGCCAAGCTGCAGATCCGTGCGGTCAGCATTGCTGACTACACCTTCATCACCAATACCAAGGCCATCCCAGCGATGGATCCGGCGATTACGCCGATTACGCCTAGGCCAGCCAAGCACGAGGCATTGGTCTGGGTGCGAGCTGCCAACTACGGCCAGGAGTACAAGGTCACAGTCAATGGCACCACGGTGCAGGTGACTACAGCCAGTGCTGCGGTGATTGTGGCGGGGACCAATATCACAGAGAACAAGATCAGTGCTGCTGAAATTGCGGAGCAGATCAAGGGAGGACTGGGCAGCGTCACGGGGGTGACGATTGAACGCTTCGGTTCTGTGTTGTGGTTGCGTAGTGCCAGCCCAATGACAGTGGCGGCCAGTGACGCCAGGGCCAATGCCGACATCACGGCGATCACTGACTCCGTCCAGGCATTTACGGAACTACCCACCATCGGTCCGGTGGGTTATCAGATCGAAGTCACTGGAGACCCTGGCAATCAGTGGGACAACTACTTCGTTGAGTTCAAGCCCAGGTCAGGGCAAGGAACGTTTGGGGAAGGTGCATGGGTGGAATGTGCCGGCAGTGGCTCGGAGTACAAGTTCAACTACGCCACCATGCCTCACTGCTTGGTGCGCCTTCCAGATGGAACCTTCTACTTCGGTCCGTTGGATGGCCGGACGATTGGCACGGTCACGCTTAGGAAATGGGGTGAGCGAACAGCTGGCGACTACAAGACCAACAAGGATCCAAGCTTCATCGGCAAGCCGATCAATGACATCTTCACCTTCAGGAATCGCCTTGGCTTCCTGGCGGACGAAAGCATTGTCCTGAGTCGTGCTGGCAGCTTCTTTGACTTCTTTGCTGAGACGGTCACAGTCGTCGGTGATGCTGACCCGATTGATGTGACGGCCAGCGGCAACCGCGTGTCGGTGCTGCGGTTTGCGGTGCCTGCTCAGGATGAGTTGATCCTGTTCTCGGATCAGACGCAGTTCCGTTTCACCAGCACTGCCACCACGCTGACACCTGCATCAGCTTCAGTCTCAATCTTGACGCAGTACGAGATTGACGTGCGTTGTCGTCCCGTGCAGATGGGGACAGCCATTGCTTTTGTGCAGCAGAACGGTGAGTGGTCTCAGCTTCGTGAGTTCCGCCTGCGGGGCAATGGCACCAGCGTTGTGGGTGACGCTGAGTCAATCACGGTCAACGTGGCCAGTTACATCCCGGCGGGGGTCTACAAGCTGACGGCGGACGATGCCACCAACAGCCTGTTTGCCATCAGTGATCGCAACGGTTTTCGCAACCGGATCTATGCCTACAAGTACCTGTATCGCCAGACGGACAACGGCCTGCAGAAGGTGCAGTCAGCCTGGTCGTACTGGGAACTGCCTGGTGAGGTCAAGCAAGTACTGGCCTTGGAGGAGTCGCTGTATCTGCTGACGGAGTACGGCACCAAGGTCTACATGGAGAAGTTGAACATCTCCGATCAGGTGACGGAGTCCGACGCGCTGCCGTTCAACTTGCTGCTGGATCGCCTGATCAGCACTGAGGCCAGGACACCTGCCCCATTACGGATCACCAAGGGCACTTACGACCCGACCACCAGGAAGACCACCTGGACCTTGCCGCTTGATGCGGTGAAGCGTCTGGAGTTGTGGTCTGGTCCTGCCCCATCGACCAACGGGATGGTGATGCTGGGTCGAATCACCAGCGGCAACACCGTGGTCGCCAGGGGTGACTGGTCCGCGGCACCTGTTTATGCCGGTGAGGTGTACGACTTCCGGTATCGCTTCAGTCGGTTCAAGTACATGCGTGACATTGGCGGTGGGCGTGTGGCGGACAACGTGCTCAGAACCCAGTTACGCAAGGCCAAATTGCGTTATCACGAGACGGGGTTCTTTCGTGCCGTGGTCAAGCTGGAGCATCGAGCTGATTCCACCTACACGTTTGATGGGACACTTGCTGCAGTACGCGGTGCCCGGATCGGGTCTTCGATGACGGAGTTTCTGTCAGAGGGATCTGATGTCAAGCGGTACTACGCGGGGGTGTTCAACATCCCAATCCTTGGTTCTGGCGACAGGGCCATTGTTGAGCTGCACAATGACACTGCAATGCCATGCAAGTTTTCGACATGCGAATGGGTTGGCCTTGTGACCGGGAGGGCCCAAATCAAATGACCGCTCTAGGAGGTAACCGCTAATGGCATGGCAATTCCTGGGAGCACTTGCCCTTGGCGGCCTGCAGGCAGGCATGGGTGCCGCTGCATCACGATCTGCCTATGACCAGCAGGTCCAGAACTACAACGATGCCAAGAAGTTCCAGAAGGTCTCGGACAAGTACGCCGGTTGGTCTGCCAAGATCAATGCACGGGTATCCAATACCTCTGCTAAGTACAAGCATTTTGCTGACCTAGTTCAGTACAACCAGGACAAGTCATACATCAATCAGCTCAGGAATTATGAGCTGGTCAAGGGTATTAACCAGGCCAAGCTGGTTCAAGAGACCCGGACATCTGCAATGTCAGATTATGTCCTCAAGTCTCAAGCTTTAAGTGAAGGCATCCGCGAAGAGGCGACTGCTGACGCTGTTGCGTATTACCAGTACATGCAGCAAGGCGTCAGGGCTCGCAGTGCCGTGATGGCCAATGAGACGGAGGGGGCTAGCTCTGATCGGATTTATCAGGACTACGCCCGCCAGGTAGGTGACATGGCCACCCTTCAGCAAATCAATAGGAAGTTCAAGGAGCGGCAGTTCACCCGTGAACAAGCTGGTCAGATTGCTGAATACCTGAGTCGATACAACAGTCAGGACTTCTATCAACAGCAGCCGTATCAGGATCCAATCAGGCCATTTGCACCGATGCCAACACTGGTGATGCCACCGCCACCGTCCATGACGGGTGCAGGCCCCAGTGCTGCTGCGGCAAACCTGAATACTGCATCAGCGATTTTGGGTGGAATCCAAACTGGATTCAGCTCGTATTCATTCCTCAATGGCCTGATAGGAGGTGGCAACGGTGGCTGATCGTGATCTTGGAGATGGACGGATCGTCCCAGCCGCCAGGCCAGTCAGTTCGTTTGTTACGCCTGCTCAGAAGCAAGCTGCGGCACCTGCTAAACCGGCGGGAATCGTCCTTGCGAATAATTCAGCTGGTTTGGTCTCAACCGCTGGTAGTCCAAACGTACCGGGTTACAACCCAGGGCAACAGCTTGCGGATGCGCTAAGCACTTTCAGCACCAGTCTGACCAAGACGATCACGATGGGCGTGGAGTTATACGC